ATCAAATGAGTAAAGTAAAAGAAATGAAACCAGAGGTAAACGCTATTACAGCGGAGGAATTAAATAACATTAAAGAGCTTCAAGGGGAACTGCAATCGTATCTAGCTAACATAGGCGTATTAGAGGTTCAAAAAGCTAAAGCTATATATCAAGTCAATGTACTTGAAAAGGGTATGGATGAAGCTAAGAAAGACATTGAGACTAAGTACGGACCAATTAATATTAACCTTGTAGATGGAACTTTCGAAGAGATTGTACCAGAAGCAGTTGTAGAGTAATATTATGGATAGTATTATAAGAAAGATTAGTATCGGGGCTGACTATAAAAACGAAGCAATGCATTACTCTGTTAAACAGACAGTTTACGGCGGTCACGAGATCTCTCACATACTATTTGAAGAGTCTGATAATTCTTATAATATATTTATAAAAAAGGTAGACGAGATAATGCCATGGAAGAAATTCAATTCAAACATGGCAATATCCGTTGAATATGACTTAGAATATTAATGCGGAGTGTATATGACTTTATCATAAAGCCGGTAGGCAAAAGGTATGATAACGAGGTAAAGGTTGGAGAGCATACCCTTATAACAAACAGCTCTATAGAAAGCTTTAAGCATGTTAACAATATTGCTGAGGTAGTTGAAACGCCAGTTGCATTTGCAACACCTATAAGAAAGGGTGATTTAATTATAGTACACCACAATGTGTTCAGGGTATTTTACGACATGAAAGGAATCAAAAAGAACAGTAGGTCTTTCTTAAAAGACGACTTATTTTTTTGTGCGGTTGATCAAGTGTATTTGTATAAAAGAACGGATACTTGGAAATCATTCGGAGATAGATGCTTTGTTGCACCTGTCAAGAATAAAGACCTTTTAAGCACAGATAAAGTGGCTGATCTTATTGGTATACTTAAAATAGGTAATAGCTCCTTAGAGGAGTCTGGAATCAATCCAGGAGACATAGTTGGGTTCACACCAAATAGCGAATGGGAATTTGTTGTAGACAATCAAATTATGTATTGTATGAAATCAAATGATATTGTTATAAAGTATGGACTCGATAGAAACGAAGAAGAATATAATAGCCGCTGGGCGACTAGCGATTGAAGAATTAGTAAAGGTAGCAAAAGAAAAGATCGTTGACTCAGAAGAGGATATCTCAGCTGACAGACTTAAAAATGCTGCCGCTACTAAAAAGTTATGTATATTTGATGCTTTTGAAATTCTCACAAGAATTCAAGAAGAAGAAAGTATGATAAACGAATCGTCAAGCGCTTCAACTAAACCGGCTTTTAAAGGGTTTGCAGAATCGAGATCTAAATCTAAATAATGGCATATCAACAGGAATTATACCGGATAGCCAAAGACTACGTTAAGCCGCAAGCAATTAAGAAAAAAAATCGCTACGCTAAATGGGAGTATGGTTACGACAAAGAATACGATCTTGTTGTAATAAGCAGAACAGGCAAGATAGGAGATATATATGTTATTGGTGATTTACATATCGCATTACCTTTGCTAGAGGATAAACTTAGTAAAGGAATTAATAAGTGGGCACCAAAAGAATACCCAAAAGAATTAAGTAAAATTAAAAGCGAAGCGGATTGGGAAAAGTATCCGACTGCATTTAAAGAGAAGTGGTATGGATATATTGACACAGAGTTTAACAGGCGTGAAGAAGGTTTTTGGTTTATTAACAAAGACAAGCCTACTTATATTACTGGTACTCATTACATGTACCTGCAGTGGTCCAAGATTGACGTTGGGCACCCAGACTTTAGAGAATCAAACAGATTGTTCTATCTTTTTTGGGAAGCTTGCAAAGCAGACAGAAGAAGCTATGGCATGTGCTACCTTAAGAACAGAAGATCGGGCTTTTCTTTCATGGCCTCAGGAGAGACCGTTAACCAAGGCACAATATCTACGGATGCTAGATTTGGCATACTGTCCAAGTCTGGACCCGATGCAAAGAAGATGTTTACAGACAAAGTTGTTCCGATATCGGTTAACTATCCATTCTTCTTTAAACCAATACAGGACGGAATGGACCGCCCGAAAACAGAGCTTGCGTACAGAGTACCAGCCTCAAAGCTTACAAGGAGGAAACTCGATTCAAACGAGAAACTCCAGGAAATTACAGGTCTCGACACAACGATCGACTGGAAAAACACCGGGGACAACTCTTACGATGGAGAAAAACTAAAGCTATTAGTACACGACGAAAGCGGTAAGTGGGAAAGGCCTACTAACATACTTAACAATTGGCGAGTTACAAAAACTTGCTTAAGATTAGGTAGTCGCATTATCGGTAAGTGTATGATGGGCTCAACCTCAAATGCATTAGACAAGGGAGGTAAAAACTTTAAAAAATTATATAACGATTCAGACGTTACAAAAAGAAATAAGAATGGGCAAACAAAAAGCGGGTTGTATAAGCTTTTTATACCGATGGAGTGGAACTATGAAGGATTCATTGATGAACACGGTTGGCCGGTTTTTGACGTACCTAAGAAAGATATTCTTGGTCCTCAAGGTGACATTATTGATGAGGGTGTCATTAATCATTGGGAAAATGAAGTTGAAGGATTAAAAGACGATCCTGATGCATTGAACGAATACTATCGTCAATTTCCAAGAACAGAGCAACATGCTTTTAGAGATGAGTCTAAGCAATCGTTATTTAACTTGACTAAGATCTACCAACAGATAGATTATAACGACGAGTTAAAAAACAATACAATGGTTACGAAAGGAAACTTTCAATGGGAACACGGTATTAAAGATACAAAAGTAATGTTCTATCCGAACAAAGACGGTAGATTTTATATTACTTGGGTTCCTAATCAAGAACAACAAAATAACATAATAATAAAGAATGGTATCAAGTACCCTGGAAACGAACATATTGGAGCTTTTGGTTGTGACAGTTACGATATTAGTGGTGTTGTTGGTGGTGGAGGTTCTAACGGAGCGCTTCATGGATTAACTAAGTTTTCAATGGAAGACGCACCTCCTAATCATTTCTTTTTGGAATACATAGCTAGACCATCAACCGCTGAAATGTTTTTTGAAGACGTGCTGATGGCTATGGTGTTTTACGGAATGCCAATATTATGTGAGAATAACAAGCCTAGATTGCTTTACTATTTAAAGCGTCGAGGATACAGAGGCTTCAGTATTAATAGACCAGATAGATCTTACAACAAGCTATCTGTGTCAGAACGAGAAGTAGGTGGTATACCTAACTCAAGTGAAGATATTAAACAAGCACACGCTTCGGCAATTGAAACTTATATAGAAGACTTTGTTGGTCAAACAAAAGAAGGGTACGGTGATGTTTATTTACAAAGAACATTAGAAGACTGGGCCAAGTTTGATATAAACAACAGAACAAAGCATGATGCATCAATAAGCTCCGGCTTAGCTTTAATGGCATGCAACAAGCACAGGTATAGCCCCAAGGGCGCTATAGTAACAAAAAAATATTCCTTAGGGTTTAAGAAATACGACAACAAAGGAACCACCTCAAAAATAATGCAATAGATGAATGTAAGTACAAATACTAATAGTCCATTTCCTGATCAGGTAGTAAGTGATGCTGAAAAAGCAACGCTAGAATACGGATTACAGGTTTCTCGTGCTATTGAGCAAGAGTGGTTTAATTACGGGGGAGCAGGTTCGAATAGATACGCATCAAACTGGAATAACTTTCATAACCTTAGATTATATGCTAGGGGTGAGCAAAGTGTACAGAAGTACAAAGATGAATTAGCTATTAATGGCGATTTATCTTATTTGAATTTAGATTGGAAACCAGTTCCGATACTTTCAAAGTTTTCAAATATAGTAGCTAACGGTATTACCCAAAAGCAATACGACATATCGGCTTACTCTCAGGATCCGGAGTCGCTAAAAGCTAGGACGGATTACGCGGCAAACTTGCTGTTTGACATGAATACGAAAGACATTAGAGCGGCAGCTAGCTCAGTTTTGCCTATGGACCTAAGTAAGTCAGGAATGACCGACGCAGAGCTTCCGGAATCAATGGAAGAAAGGGATTTGCACATGCAGCTTAAGTACAAGCCTGCAATTGAAATAGCGGAAGAAGAGGCTATTAACACTGTGCTAGCGACTAACGAGTATCATCTAACGAGAGCTAGGGTAAATCAAGATTTAGTTAATATCGGGATAGGTATAACTAAAACATCGTTCAACCCAGCAGAAGGTATAGTTGTTGATTACGTGGACCCGGCTTATTGCGTATGGTCTTATACAGAAGATCCAAACTTCGATGACATATATTATGTAGGTGAGGTTAAATCTATAACCATTCCTGAACTTAAAAAAGAATTTCCTTACATATCTGATGAGGAATTAGAAAGAATTCAAAAATCGCCAGGTAACCGTAGAATGATACGAGGCTTTGAAAACTACGATTATAATACTGTTCAGGTATTATACTTCGAGTAC